ACTGATACCTGTAGCTGCAGCAAACCCAACTTGTACATTACCTCTATCTTCGATAGCAGCAAATAAACCTTGAGTTCCTTTTAAGTTAGCGATAGGAGATACAGCCGCATCTACTAATTCACCTTCTACACACATCATTTCTAAATAATCTTCAAATCTTAATCTCGTTTCAGATTCAGCTTTCAGATACCATAAGTATCCTCCAGTTCCATCTTCAGTTGAAACCTCAACCCAACCAATCTGTGCTGTGTCAGAACCATTTACTACGTATTTGTTTCTGATAATTACAGGTAAGTTAGAAAATTGAGTAAACGCTGGGTCAACACTAATGTATCCATCTGGTTGTGTAGCAGCATCGTAGTTAGGAGTAACAGATCCTTTTCTGTACTCAGAACCATATACGAATACTTTTACAACACCAACTAATCCAGCTGCAGCTAAAGTTGCAGATGTATAAGGAGCTACAGTAATAGTTGCACCAACACCAGCACCAGGAATAGAAGCAGTAACAAGAGCTTTTACTTCGTTACCGAAGTCGTCCATTATTACTACAGTAGAGTTTACAGAAATAACATTATTTACTCCTGCAACCGCACCTGGGTTAAGTGTAATGACACCTGTAGCACTTACAAATGTACAGCCATCATACGCAATATGTAATCTATTTTGTTCGGACCAGATTACTTGGTCACTTGTCATTGGAAGTTCCGCTCCAACCATTCTTAAGAATCCAGATAAGGTTCTATTACCATATCTTTCAACTTCAGCTTCGTAGATCTCTGGTAAATACTGATTCGCAAAAGATTGGAAATCAGCAGCAGCAGGATCTGTCCACTGTAAATAGTTAGTTTGTAGGACTTCTTGAGTTTGACTAGGTATTATCGAGCCAAACTGGGGATTTAAAGCCATATTTTTAAATTTTAATTATTAAATGTTCGTTTTTTGATTTTTAGTTTTGAGGAATCTGCTCCACTAATAGCTTTTACTTTAAACCCTCCTACAAAGACGTCCCCACTGGCAACTTGCCTTGGCGCATCAGTACTTGGATTTTTAGATTGTTGAACAATGTCTTTAACACCATCCGCTTTACCTTGCTCATAAAAATGAGAGGCAAGTTTATCAGTATTCATCGCAGCATATAAAGCTTTATGATAACCGGCAGTATCTGTTATTTTACCTTCTTTGTCTAAAAATCTACCTACAAAGTTGTTAATATCAGACTGGTTTTCGGCTATTGTTACAGGATCTTTTACTTTGTATCTAAATCTCTTATCACCAACGTTATATTCGAAACCTTCGAAATCATTGTTTAATATTTGTTTAGTACGATTTTTAAAATCTTCCTGTGACAGCTTTATTTCTTCTTGCTGTTTATTATAACGGTTGAAAAAATCCGTAGCTTTTTGTTGATCTTGTGTTGCTCCTGGCCTATTTTTAATTTCAGCATAGTATTTAGTTTTTTGATTTTCTAAATCCTTTTTAGCATTAGCAACAGCTTCTTTATAAGCTAGTTTTTTTCTACGTATTTCTTTTTTCTCATCTAATTCTTCATCAAACTCATAGTCTTCCATAATAAGACTAATATCTTCTGAATCTAAATGAGGTTTGTTTTTTCTTAAATATTCATGTAGTATTTGATTATTGTCAAATTTTGAATAATCTCTATTTAATTCTACATAATCCTCAACGGTTCCACCAGTTTCCTTCATAAATGTAACTAATTTTTCTACATTTTCTGGAAGTTCAGGTGTTTTAATTAATTGAGGTTTTTCTTTTTGTTGTTTAACTTCTCCTGTGATTTCTTCAATCACTTGGATTGGAGAATCTTCTTTATCATTTGTATCGCTGACCCGTACTTCTTTGTCCATTTCTCTGCTAGCTTCGGGTTTGTCGCCCATAGATATTTCCTCTGTTTTTCGCTCTTGAACGGCATTTTCTTCTGGTTTTTTAGTTAAATCAATTTTTGGAGTTTCTACCTTTTCTTGTATAGGTTTTTTTATCTCCATTTTTACAGGCGTGTTATCAGTTTTACCTAAATCTTTAGCCTTTCTTCTAGGTTTTGTTTTACCTTTTAAAGTAAATTCACCTTCTTGTTTGACCTGTACGGCCGCTTTTGTTTGTGACATAATAAAATATAATTAAATAATTAATACTACTGGATTTGAGACTCATTTATGTCTCTAGCTACTCCTTGAACTTCAAAGTCTATTGGTAAAGAATTGTTTTTTCTTTGACTTATCATTTCACTTTGCTGAGATCCAGTTATTCTTGTTCGTTTATCTTTACGATTTTCTATTTCAGATTCTTTTGTTGTTTCTCTTTGCATTTTAATTTGCTCTAACTGTAACTGATAATTAAATTCTTCAGCCATAAGCTGACGTTTAATTTCAGCTTCAGTTTGCATTCTTTGTATTTCAAACTGTGACTTAGCTTGCTCAAGATTAACTTGTTCAGATGTTAAAGCTTGTTGTTTTTGAACCTCAGATTCAGCCGCAGCTTGTTGCGCTTGTGTGTTTAATTGAGATTGTTGCTGTGCTTGTTGTGCTTGTATAGCTTGTTCTCTTTGTAGTTTACGTTTACGTTTTTGTTTTAGCATTTGATTAGCTAATTTTAAATTACGTATTTGGCGTATATCTATAGCGTCTT